GGACTTGCTATAGCTAATTGTATGGCTTCAAAACCTTTAATTGTCGCCATTGTAATTGCAGCAGCTTTCCCAATTACTGCAAGTTTTCTATTACCGCTCTTAGATAAAACAGCTAAGTTATTGAAAGTATCTTCAGTTGTCTTGTTTAAGATTTGTTGTTCTTGTTGCTTAATCTTAGTACGTTGGAACTTAGCAGTTTCTTCACTAATGATATCATTTTTCCGCAAGAAGTCGATACGGGAGTACATCATTTCCATTGCAGTAATTTGTGCGTCAATAGCTTCTTGAGTACCTGCAAACAGATCGGGATTCTTTGTCATCTCGGTATCAAGAATAGCTTTTTTCGGGTCTTTTGCAGTAGGGTCTTTAAGCAAGTCCGTATAAGCCTGTTCTGTATTTAACGGATCAGTTTGCTTACTTCTGTAATCACCCATAACTTGATCACGAATAGCTCCTACTTTAGACTCTTGTGTTTTTAGAAGAATCTTCTGACGCAAGGCTTCTAATTCAGCAGCATCTAAAGTCTTACCTTTTTCTTTTAAGCTAAGTTGCAACTTATCAAGTTCAACAGAAATAGCACGTTGTTCCGGAAGCATTTTTAATACTTCAAGTTCTTTATCAAGCTCACGGTTAATAGCTTCTAATGGAAACTTTTGATCTTGGTACTTAGCAGTAATATCTTTCACTAATTGAGCTTTAAGTACATCTGCTCCAATACCCAATTGTTTAGCTCGTTCGTTTAATAAACCAGCTTTAAACGCATCATTTAAAACTTGGTTAGCTTTAGCTTCCTCATAATAAGCAGCTTCAACTTTATTAATAGAACCTAATAAAGATTCGTAAGCACTTTTAAGAGTTTTTAAACCATCTTCTTTTTTACCATTAACAGGGTCAGGTGTCCCACGTTTATCCATATCTGCTAAAGCTTTCTGTAAAGCTAATTCACGAGCAACAGCATCTTTCTGTGCAAGTTCAGCTTGGCGGTTAATACCAGCAGTTAATGAATTTCCCTGTGGGTCAACCATATCCTTCATAATCTGGTCTTTGTCAGTGCGAATATTCTGAGCAAGTTGCTCTGTGGTCATTGCCATTGGGATTACAAGCGGAGCTGTCTGTTCCTTTTTGAATTTATTCATAAACTGATTAAACTTATCAGCTACAGTATCAATAGCAATTCCAATATTCCCAAATAAGAATTCAAGGGTATTAGCAAGCATTGCACTAACGCCTCTGATGGTAGAGGCAGCTAAATCAAAAATTCTAGCAACAGTCAATATTTTTGCAATTATCCCAGTCGCATCAAAATCGAATAAACCTTTATCTTCACCACCATTGGTTGCGTTCTTCGTAGCTTCGTTAACTCCACTGAAGAAATCACTAAACACATATAATGCTGCACCAAGATAATCTTTAGTATCTTGGACAACTAACTTTAAGAAATCCCCAAAAGTAGCACGAACTTCAATAGTTTTCTTTCCAAAAGTACTAAGACTAGATGTTCCCAATTCCATGGAATCTTTAACAGCGTACATTGCGAAAGCTAGTGTGGTCAAACTAGCTATTAAGAATACAGTTGGGTTCTTTAAGACAACATTATAGAACAATGTTAAAGCAGAAGTTATAACACCAAGAGCAGTTGTAGATGCAACAAATGCAATTGTTAATCCACCGAGCCAAGTAATTAAAGCAAATATAGCAATACCGCCAAGAATTTCTATATTTGCCCCAAGGAACCTTAATGAAGACGCAAACGCATCTGAAAATCCGGAAGCTTTGTTAAGTTGACCAATGAATTTAATCATGTCGTTGTTTAAAATAGCAAACGCTTGACTAATGGTATAACCCGACTGTTTGAAATCTTTGTCTAAAGCATTTGAGCCTCTTAAAAAAGCTTGGAAGAATTGTTCTGAAGTTAAGTTACCTTCCAACATTCTTCGACGAAGTTGCGATACAGAAACCGCCCCACCTTCCATGTTCTTAGCTACAGTCCGCATAACCACAGGGAGTGAGTCGTTAATCGAGCGGAATTCTTGCGAACGTACAATACCCGAACCCAATGCTTGAGCTAACTGGATTAGACCACCTGTCACTTCACCGACTCGGCTATGTTGAATCGCAAGAGCCTTACCAACACCTTCTGTGAACTTGATGGATTGATTTTGACTTGCACCTAACGAATCCGATACACGATTAATACGCGCATAGAGTTGAGCTGTTTCTTCCAAAGGTGAACGAATATTTTGGGTAACTGCAAATAACTTTTCTTGTACCAAAGTGAATTCTGCAAACGATTCTGTGGCAATATGAATAAGACCGCTTACAGAAGCCCAAGCGTCAATCCAGTCGCGGACTTTCTGAGCAACAATGTATAAAGATAATCCAGCTAAAGTATTGGATAATCCAAAGAACGCAGATGATGAATTTCTAGCAGCTCCACCTAGACCGTTAAGAGCATTCGCTATTTGTTGGGATTGACGAACAAGGTTAGCCATGGAAGCATTTAAGGCAACAATGGACTGTTGGAATTGTCGTATAGCAGTTGTAGAACCTGCTAAATTACGCACTTCTGCCGCAAGTATAGCAATCTGAGGGTTAAGTGCTACAAGTGCCGCCAACGCTGTATGTAACGCTGTCACGTGTGCTATTAGTGGTGGCAAGGCAGCCAAATGCGTATTTAAACGGTTAAAACTATTCCCACTTGTACTGAGTTGCTGAAGTGCGTTATGTAACTGACCAAGACCCGTTACGGAGTTAGAAAAACCTGTAAGAATTGTGTGTAACCGAGTTAAACCAGCACCCGATCCCCCTAACGCTGTAAGAGCATTTTTAAGAGCAGTGAGTCCAGTTGAACCGCTATTTAAAGCCCTTAACGCTGTGGCCAGTGAGTTAGCTTGATTAACTAAATTGGTTAGACGGAAGTTCTTTAAGCTGTCTAATGTTGCTTTTAAATTCTTAACTGAACCTTCAGCTTTGTCAGCAGATTTTGCAACATTATCAAAACTACGAATAACAACTTTGGAACCGTCTTCACGGATACGGATATCTACATCATTACTCATTTTGAAACTCCGTTATAACGTAGAATTTGCGTACCTTGAACAACAAGCGGTATTCTTGCTAAGGACTGATGAACAAAGCCCGCTGGAGCTTGCTTGCTTCCAGTACCCTTTTCTAAATCATCAATATAATCTAAATTGTTTTGAATTATTACAGTATCACCAATCTTGAATCTATTTATTACAATTGCAGCTCTAGCTTGAACAGTTTTAATAGTTTGTGGAGCGGTACTTCCAAGAACACCAAAATGATGCGGTTCAATTTTAGCGACCGTTGGAGAATTTAGAGTTACTATCCAGTTAGATTTAGCACGACCAGAATCAATGGGAGTTCTAACTGCAAGTTCTTCGATAACCACAGTGGCACATCGACGGACAAGCAAAGAGGCATTTGATTCAATGTTCTTTGCTTGCTGCCTTAGGCTTTTTGATAAGTCCGCGAAAGTGCCCATCATTTCCCCGATTCAACTTTTGAAGCTCTATATTTCAAATAAGCTGTATCCATCTGGCTAATATGAAATATAAAATCTTCAGTTTGTTCCTCAGTTAAGCCTTTATAATTACAATAATTAACTATTGTAATCCATGAAATTGGCCCTTCCGCAAAACCAAAACTCCGACAAGAGTTTAAATCAAGGAAACCTGCGTAGTAGAGTTCTAATCCTAAGTGGAGTTCCGGAGCGTTGAGTATTCTAGGTGGAACAGGCATTCTTGACCTGTAGCATTGTTCTAAAATATTCTTTTCAACGGAACCCATCTCTAAACTATACAGGAGGACTTCCGTTAGTTTTTTGAGTCGGCCGTCAATACATCATTACGAAACAAGGCAGCTTTACCAGCTTGTTCTTTAATATCTTCGAACAAATCAGGTAAGTCTTTGAACAACTTAACTGCGTTTTCTTTGGTGAATTCCATAACTTCACCTTTTTCGTCAGTTACACCCGACCAGCCAAGTACAATAGCTTCCGCATAGATTTCACGCGTAAGTTGTTCAGATAATTCACGAGAAATAGTTTCAGATTGGATTTGCCGACGGTAAGGCTTAGTCTTGGCTTCAACTACACGAGCGTAGATAGGATTAGCCCCACCTGCTCGAGCAATAGTGATGATAATATTATCACCGTATTGTAAATCGATACCTTTAACTTCAAGGTCTTTGTCTGTTTTAAAGAGGGAATATAAACTCATGGCAGTTACTCTAAGGAAATGGGAGTGCATCTTGCACTCCCATAGTATAGATTAAGCTGCGGCAGTTGGCAAGTAAGGAAAGTTTTGATACAACATCGAATGCCCGAAAGAAGATTCTGCACCCATTAAGTTCAATGGCAACATGATAGGTTTATCTTTTTCAACATTCAAACGACCATCACCTAAAGCTAATAACGGGATATCTAAAAGAATACCAGCATTATCTTTTACCATTACAAGATCAATTGTAATATCAGTATTGTTGCGGACAGCAGCAACAGCATCAACATCTGCAAAGTAAGCAGTCAATTTTCCGTCAATTTCAAAAGTGCCCGCAGTGATATCAAATGCACCAAGAACAGCAATTGCTTTATCGGGAGCAACATTATTCTTCACAGTAATGCTAAGTTCTGTAGCAAACGCGAATAACGGAACTGGTGAAGAGTCAGTTGCTGAAACAGCAGCAAGTTTAATCCGACTAAAATCAGAAGTTGTGTTAAACGCATCTGATTCTACCAACGAAGGACGTGAACCAGCTTTCACGCCAGTAGTACCATTCCGTTGCTCATTATCAACAGCAATAAACGACAAATCCACAGTCACTTTGTCAGCTTGTGGGATGTTAATTGTCATTTCGTTAGCAACTGCACCAACAAGGTATTCTGACATAGTACCGTTAGCGTCTGAACCCAATGTCCGTTCAATGTTGTAAGAACGGCGAACAATCAAAGCGGGATCGCTTTCGTTACGAAGAACACTACCAAAGAAAATTTGAACAGTTTTACCTGAAGCGGTATCAACAGCACCTTCCCAAGAAGTCTTGTCAAATTCGATATAACCAGCAGCAATTGAACTAACACGAGCAAAACCACTATTCGAAGCAGGTGTCATGATAGCAGTATCGCCACCAACATAAACCCATTCACCAGCAATCAGGCCTAGTGTGGTCATTGTAATTGCAGCAGAATTCAAGCGGACATAATTACCATTAAGGGTAAAAGTTGCATCACCTGAAGCAAACTGGAAGCCCACAGTCTCAAGTGTTGCAGTAGAAGCAGGTGTTTCGTCAACACAAGTTTCAACGACGACAACAGTAGTAGAAGTCTTTGAAGCAACTTTCTTAAGACCATTATTTGCAGCATTTGTGAATCCTGAAGCTTTAACAAGCGAACCTGCTAAGAACGAACCTAAACCCGAAGCAGCTGAATAAGTTTTAGTGGATGCAACAATACCCGTCAATGGAACAGCAGTACCGTTCATTGGTAAAGTAGTTGTCTTTTCACGAATAGCTGCAAAGAAGAAACCTTGCATCAAACGTGTCAAGTTTGTCTGTGTCATGTCTTGAGTAAAACCACCCGAAGCATCTAAGTCAGTCACTACGCCTTTTTTACGTTGACGACTTGTGCTAATAGGACTACGAGAAACGGTTTTAATATCCGAACCGAAATCTTTATAGCCATTGGGCTCTAAAGGATACCACACTGGACTTCCTGCAAGAACTTCTAATGAAGTTTCTTCCGAATAACGGAGGCCAGTCACATTTGAGTCAATCTTGTTAATAGTCATACCAACCTCACGCTATACTATCGTATTCATAGTCTACCATGAATACTTGCTTTAAAAATCCACCATCGGGTTTTGACTCAACCGACTTAGGACGACGATAAAATAAACTTCCATGATTAGCAGATCTAAACGCACCCACTAAGTATTCACAAAATTCTTCAGGAGCTATTGCAGAACTTCCAATTGGAGAAAAGCATTCTACATATAACGTCCCAGTGTTGTTCCAAATTCGTTGACCAATTCTATCGCTTAAAGAGTTTTGATCACCGCCACCACTAACAGTAGAAACTCTTGCCCAATTATCACTAGGTATAGTGAATTCAACATTTGGCCATGAAATATCTTCAAGACTGTTAGCTTCTAGTGTGGTCTTAACTAAGGCAAACATTAAATCATGAGCTTCAAGTTTGTTCATCTTTTAATACCAAAAGCATAGAGAATTGTTGTCTCGCCTGGCTTTAAAGCATAACACCACTCAACACGGAACTCAACTGAATCTGTAATAACCTTAGTTTCTGTTAAATCAGCAGCTTCATGAGCAACTAAAAGGACTTCAGAAGCCCTTAATAGCAATGATTCAGGTATGAAATCTAAACCAAGTTTCTTTTTATCGGAAATTGGAACATACACCGCCTTTTGAGTGCTAATAACCACAAGTGGCGTACTATTACCCTGCCAAGGCTTGTTCACATCCGCTACAATATCAGTCTTCGAGAAGGTTGTGCTTCTACCGTTCTCGTCAATTAATTCTTTAGCTAAGACCACGAATTCTTCGTGCATATTAACCTCGAATAACGGTATTGGATGATATAAGTAATTGTTTTAAGTATTTATCAGCAGAAGGGAAACGAGAAACGCGGGATGTTGACGTATTAAAAAATTTCTTTTTAGTTGTTAGAGGCCCAACAGTTTTTTCTAATTCGGATAATGGATAACCAGTAGCGTCGATTGTAGGGTCGCTATCTAAAGTTCCCGAAACCAAAGCTCTTAAAGCATATTCACAAGTAGCATTTAGAAGCTGGGAGGGCATTGCACCCATTCCAGTGACATTAGAAGAAGGGAAGAACAAAGTACCGCCTAAGCTGGTATCTTTGAACTTCCCTTTAAATGCTTCAACATAGTCTGTAGCTAAAATTAAAGCAGCTTGCTTCAATGAATTTGCGCCAGTCCAAGTCACAATACCACGATCAGTAAAATAGGAATCAGCGTAAGCAACACTCGCATAAGAGTTCGCCCCTGCTACCATTGTCCCATCTTCTACTATAAATGCCATGATATTTTATCCAATTAAAACGTCCCTGTGACCCACTCCAATATTAACGGCGTTTGCGAGAAGCATCAATTGGAGCGGGTGCAATAGCTTTAGCTAATTCGCTCAAATCTACACCACTCGAAACAATCGCTCTTTGTGTCGCACCACGTTTTTCAAGGATTGCCCGCTGTGAAGCCAAGTAACCCTGAACAGTTGCAGCAGCTACACTACCAGTGATCTTCGAATCCATGATAACCACAAGTTTGTCGCGTTCGTTTTCAATTTCACGAATAACTTTGTTAAGTTCATCCCGTTGTTCGTAAAGAGCAGATAAAGCATTGGAATAACCGTCAAGTTTAGCTTCGTCGGTGATTTCAACTTCAACTTCAATAGGTTGAATTTCAGCAGTTACAATAGAAGTAAGACCTTCGATTTCGTCAGGGTCTTTAACTTCTTCTTCAGGTTCACCAAGGAAAGGATTGCCTTGAGTAAACATGGGGGCGAATGACGTGATAGCTGCCCGAGTGTTGTCAACATTACCAGTCAACAATTGAACTGTTTCAACTCGAGGCAAGCCTTCAGCAGTCCAATGTTCAGCGTTCTGTGGGTCTAAGCTTTTCAGGGCTTGCTCGAGAGAAAGTTTCATTAGAAGTCGCCTGTGTTAATCCAAAAGACTGTTACCGTACCAGTGATCGTTCCACCATCAGTAATATGAGCAGCGTTATCATCAATACGAATATTAAGGTACAAATCAGCGTCCGTAGTACCAGCAGCAGCCACACCGCCATCCGTGATAGTGCTTGCATTGATAGCACCTACTTGAGCAGTCATAGCAGCAATAGCTGTTGAAGCAAGAATATTTGCCTTAGTTGTATCTAGAGCAATTGCACTTGCAGGGGCAGCAGTACCAAGAGCAACATCACCTTCAGCTGTATCTAACCAAGCAGCATTAGTCAACGTCAAGTCTGCATCAATAGTTGCACCAAGAGTCTTAATGCTACCAGCAGGGAAGTCGTATAACTTCACACCACCATATTGACCAACACCAGCGTCATCGGTTAAAGTGATTGGAGTAGCTGTCATGGTGATAACTGTTTTATGAATACCGCCAGCACCAAGTTCTGTGGCAACAACAGTTGAACCATTCTTAGCACCGTCGGAACCATTAGAATTATCTAAATAGTCGTATAACGGGTCTAGAGCATGAGGGAAGGCATTACGAGGAATCATTTTAATTCTCCAAATAAAGCCCGAACTTGTCGGGCTTTATCCTTCTAGTGGTTAGTATTCGCGTGAGATTAAACGAGCAATTTTAATTTGCTTACGTTCAGCAAACACACGACTCCAAGAACCAGCAGCCGCCAAGTTATTGGAAGTTGCAGCATTGCTTGGGCCACCGATTGCAGGAGTACCGATGTAAGCATGGCCAGCAGGATGCAAGCAAAGCTCAGTACGGCTGTAGAGAGTTTCAGTACCGCCACCATTACCAGCAGCAGCATCACGTTCAACTTCAACTGGAACTTTAGGTGAAGAAATACCTAAACGTAATGCACCAGCACCGAACACCCATGATTCAAAGACACCTCCAGTAGCAGGTAAACCATCGTCGATGATAACCATACGACCCAAGTACATTGGAATATTGGTTTCACCGCGAGCGTCAGGGATGAAGTCAATCAAGTTGTTTTTCTGCATACGAGCATAAACAATGGAGTGAACCATTACCATGCTCAAGCTATCCATGGAATCACCCATAGTAACAGCAGTATCAATGAAGGCTTCACCGCTAAAGTTAGTCACACCGTTAACGAAGCTAGAACCCGAAATATCATGGGTCATATCGTTTTGTGTGTGAGTATCTGTTCCAGTTGGGGAAGCAGCGTTATCAGCGAAGATACCTTTAACAGTAGCAACGAAAATTTGTTGATAACGACGAGTCCAATAAGCAGCAACACGCGAAGCGATTGCGTTCATTGGGTCAACGCCAGCTAAAGCAGAAGCTAAATCAGCAGAACCCCAAGAGTTATTACGGCTCAAACGAACAGAAATTTCTTGTTGTGTAGTGATGTTATTTGGAGTAGAGGCAGAACCCGAATCCGAAGATACGTTATCAGCATCGTTTTCCAAATCACGGAAAGATGGGGAATTAAAAGTGAGACCACCGCCAGACAATTCTTGGTCGATTTTGGAATCACGGACAACAGCACCCGAAGCAATAAGACGTGATTTTTCTTCAGTCATTTGCAACATATAAGGGTTAAAGACTTCAGGGACAATAATATCCGATACTAATGTGACAGCCATTTTGGTTATCCTCTAAAATTAAATGGACTCAATCCGCATGGAAGAATCATGTGTAAGGGAGCCCATGCCCCTAAAGCTAAACATTAACCCTTTTTAATCGCGAAGTCAATAATTATTTTGCCTTCGGTTTAGGTCGCCCACCGCCAATTGTCGTTCCAGCGGATTTCGCCATTTGTTCAGCTTTGGCGCGATTTTCCTTAATCATACGACCTTGTTCAGTCATATTCCAATTTTCATGTGTGAAAGGATTCACACCACCACCGCCACCGCCAGGCTTGCCACCACCACCAATGGAGGTTCCCCACCAGTGCGGACGCTTAGGCTGGAGCTCAGTTAACCACACTTCAGGGTTGATGCCCACAGTGAAGCCTGAACCTTCTTTAACAACAATAGAACCTGATTCGTCAACTGTAAAGACACGTTCCGCAAACATTAGAGCATCGTCAATTGCTTCGGGAAGTAACTTAGCTTTGGATGCAGCAGCTCGAACAGTTTCGCTGATTGTGCGTTTAGTGCCTTCAACTTTAAATAGTTCAATTTCACCAGTTAACTCAGTAACTTGTTTTGCAAGATTAGCTTTTTCACGTTCTAACGGAGCAATACGAGCTTTAATACGAGTTTCAACCATCTCGTTGATTTTTGTATCGTCAGGCTTACCTTTAACAAGTTCTTCAAGTTCGTTAATACGGTCAAGTTTAGCAAGAACTTCGTCAGGTTTTAAATCACCAAAAGAAGAAAGAGCTTCTTTAGCTTTCTTGTGGTCAGCTCGTTCTTTTGACAAAGCAGTTTGGACACGGGTCACGTCAGCTTCGGTTTTAATGCCCTTAACTTCAGTTAATTCCCATTTACCACCTTTTTCAGTATAAAGGGATTCAAAGCCCGCTGGAATTTCTTCTTGAGTGGCGTAGGTTACTTCGATAGTCATTTTGTAGCTCCATTATCAAGGACACCCTTGACTTGGTTGTCAGGCTTATCGCCTTGTGGGTTTTGAGGATCGGGTTTCGGCTCAAGCTCTAACTTCGATTTCTCGGTTTTGTAATCCATAGTTGTTAATCCACGTTCTACCAAGAGATTGTGAATAGACTCAATGGAAATAGGCGCTCCCAATCCTTTCGCAGTCATTAACTTAACAAGATCATCTCCCATCAAGTTAGCGTCAGCAAATTCAAGATTTGGAATCACTTTCACTTTACTCTCGTCGGAACCAATCCAACGAGCGATTCTTTTTAAGCTTACTTCAAGTGCTCTAGCACCTGTTTTAGCAATTAGGTCTAACGTAGCAGTCTGAGCAGCAAGACGAGTCTTTAATGCTTCACCGCTTTCTTGGTTTCCTTTCTGTGTGGTCACCAATTTACCCGATAAGATTTCTGCTCTGCGTTTATCGTTTTCTAACGCTTGTCTTTGTTCAGGTAAACCATTTGAATTCACGCCAATATATTTAGCATCACCATTGATATCACAATCAATTTTCGCCCCTGCCCCAACTCTAAGAGCTTCGTCACTTGCGGAACCTCCGATAACCACAAGGGTATCCTGACTCTGCATAAACAAGGCTTGACGGTAATCAGCGTCAGCTCTATAAATAGCCATGCAAAGACGAGCTAAATTAACTAAAGGTGGAAGATCAGGTCTTGGTAATAAATCTTTAGAATTCACAAACGTGAATGGAATTTCTTCAAAAGCTTTACCCAATACAGTCGGGTCGATAATTTTATCTTCAAAGTTCTCTACTTTTGTAGTGACTTTGTATTTACCTTCAAGTAATTCTAAATAACGATATTGTTCTTGTATCGTCCAAGTGTAATCATCACCGCGAACAGGACAAGTTTCATCAAGAACAACTAAGTTCAACTTGTCTACACCGTTATTATCAGCAGATTCGTCCCAATTACGGATAGAAAGGTCTGAGTATAATGCGATGTAGAACTCAGGGATGCTGGCTGTAGCTATGTTTGCAAAATCGGTAAGCAACCCCAAGCGACCGCTAACCAATTGGGACTCATTAATCCGTCTTAATAAAGCAAGTAAACTTTCACCTTCAGCAGATGCCTTTTCACGTAAGTATTCCATATCTTCAGGTAATTCAAACGTAGCATCACGCTGATGCAATAAACCAGTAAACTTTTCAACAGCTTCTTGATAATAGTCAGGAAATAACGCACGAGCTTTATATGCTTCATACGCAATGCGACCAGTCTTACCAGTTTCCATTCCATCTAAAACTTGTCCAGGCGTAGCTGGAAGGTAAGTAACACCTTCTTCTTTAACAACTTCATCGCCTCTATAGGAATCATTTGTTAGTTTCCAATAGGGAGCATAGTAATCATATAAAGGATGTGTCGTTGAAATAGCCATACTATGTTCCTTTTGTCTTGCCGGAGCTTACTCCAACAGACGTGGATAAAATTTTGTAACGAGCTTCATCACCAATGTGGTCTTCAGCATCGGTATCAACATCGTCACTATCAACTTCGTCTCTTGGTAAAACTGGGACTAAGTCAATAAAATATTTACAATTATCAAAGACAAATAAGCCTGGACGTTCACGAATTTCACCATCTTTCTTCTTAGAACGTGACATATAAAGTCTTAGCTTTTCCCAACCAGCTTTTCGACTTCCAGCAGACTTATCACAACGTGTCCACTTAACTCCAGCAAAAAGCTGACCGTTAGCCCTTGTTCTCTTTTCCATATCCTTAGCAATAGAGTTTCCGTTTTCAGTATCAAATATGGAGTTATCCGCAGGGCCTGGAACAACACGGTTGTGAATCCGCATCGCCAACTCTCGCTCTATTATACCAGTGGCAACATCCGTGGCAAGCATTCTTAGACCTTCATTTGTTTTCCCGCTTGTACCGTACCACTCACCAATTCTAAATAAGTCGCCTCGAACACTTGATCGGGTTATACCAGCTCCGTCAATATAATCAGAGCCATCGCTTTCAGCCCACCAGCCAACACTGAATGGTTTGCTAGAACCCCAATCAAAAGAACGGTCAATTTTCCAAGAAATTGGAATAGGAAAAGGTTTGATAACGTGAGTCTGTGTATCCCACACATCATCGAACATACCGCCAGCAATAATGTCCCAGCTTCCGCCCAACCATGCTTTCTTTTTGTTAGGGTCAGTGATTAAGTTTAGTTCTGCAACATACTCAGGGCTTAGGTATTTGTTCTCACGGTAAGACCCAAATAAATGAACCTGAGTCTTGACTACATCTTCTTCTTTCTGTGTCTGTGGGTTAAAAATCCGTACAGATGTACGGAACATAACGCCAGGACGAGCCGCATTAATAAATTTCTTCTTAACCCAATTGTGACCTATTCCGTGTGGGTTACAAGTTGCCATAACTTCTAATGGAATTTTAGGTAACAAAGAAGTTCGACCAGTTTTCTTATCAACAATAGGATAGTCTTCAGGACGGAATGATGTTCTATTACAAGACATCATTGCTTCAAATAAGTTACCAGTTCCAAACTTAGTTAATTCGTTCCAACCAATAAACGCAAATTCCTGACCATGATAACCCCAATAGTCCGCGTCCCGTTTTAGTACACGAAATAACAGCTCCTCACCAGTTGGCCACACCCACCGATAGTCAGATTTGCCGCTAAGGAATCTTGCACCATCTTTGAATGCAGGAAACCAGCGCATGGATTTTGAGACTAAGTCGTCTAAGTTTTTGTATTCACGGTCGAAGATAACGCCACGCCAGAAACGTCCATAACCTTTACCTACGTTCTGTCTAAAACGCATTAATTGAGCGTCAGTCTTTCCAGGCCCCCTAGAGCCATGGTATAAGATCACGTTAGCTGGACAGCTCATGACTAAAGTCTGTGAGCCGGGCAAAGGGCTCCAAACTTTCTTTACTGAATTGTCAATGGAGTTGAGCATCAGACTGCAACCGTTCTTGTTGAGCACTTGCAGAATTTTCCCATTCATCTACTTCTGCAATGCCTGGAACAACCATGACACCGCCAGTGATACCGTTACCAGTTTTATCAACATCCAAACCAGTAATCTGAGATAAGCGACCCAAAGCAGCAACACGAGCAGCATGAGAACTTCCAGGCCCGTGATAGTAAGCTTCTCGAACTAAACCAGCCATAATCTTTTTCTTCAAAGCATTACGTTGTTCAGTTTCATTTTCACCTTGTTCACCTTCCAACTCAATTTTGGAAATGCGTTGACGTACATAAGGCTCGTCCATAAATATTTGAGAATATTGACCAGCCATTACCGATTGGAAGCCACAGCGTAAGGCAGCAGCGAAGCCATTGTAATCAATCAAGTATTCTTTAATAAATAAATCACGTAGAGCCTTTTCCCGTGTTGAGTAAGAAAGCTCTTGTGTGTCTTCCGTTGCGGTTGCATAAGTCATGGTATCACCTCATTTCCGAGTGTAACCCA